AGAACAATAATATACCATTTAATCCAATCACTCCTAATATTAATAACTGCGTTATCCAAAGCATACGCGCATTCTTAGTATGATATTTTTTAAGTGTCTTTTCAATATTGCTAACTTTTACACTTGTATTAGCAGAAGTAGTTGCTAATTGACTAACCCAAGCATTCCATTTTTCCATTTCAGTCGGCATAAACTCACATCTGTGTAAGACCCATAGCCCCCGCAACAATTGTTATTAATGCAAGTATTACTTTTTGCATATTAGACATATAAGATGCTATAAGTCCGTTAGTTATTTCTAACTCAGTAGCAACTTTAGTAAGTCCTGTTTTCATATCTATTTGAGATTGTACTAATTGCTCAATAGTTTTTTCATGTCTATCAGTAACAGATT